CAGCCCAGAGAGACGGAAGGCGACGACCGGGGCGACACGTCCGACGGCGGCGCAGATCCGCGCCTGCTCGAACAGGAGAGGAGAATTGCAGATGGCCGGTCTGAAGAAGGGGACACCGCTCCGAAGCCCGCGAAACGTGTTCCAGCCCCCGCCAACGACAATGACGAGCCAGCCGAAAATCAGCGCCCAGAGCGGATCGGGGAAGAAGCCGACGATGCCGATCCCGACGCCGAAGGGGCAGATAAAGGGAAGCCCGGCGAAGGGGAGCCCAGCGAGGACACCAGCCCCCGCTACAAGATCCAGATAGACGGCGAAGAGCGCGAGGTCAGCCTCAACGAGGCGCTCAGGGGCTACACGCGCGAAGAGACGTTCAACACGCGCATGCGCCAGATGGTCGAGGTCGCCAAGACCATCGACGAGCGCGGCGCCCAGGCCCAGCAGGCGCGCGAGGCCTACATCCAGCTCTGCCACAACCAAGAGGCCGAGTTCGCCGCGCTGATCCCCAAGGAGCCTGACGACTGGGAGGCGTTGTACAAGACTGACCCAGTAGGCGCCCACAACCTCGAAAAAAACTACAAGGCGATCTACGGCACGCTCAATGGCATCCGCCAGCGGCGCGAGTATGCGCAGCGCGAGGCCTACCAAGCCCACGCCCAGCAGACCGCCAGCTATGCCAGGGCCGAGTTCGATAAATTCCGCGCCCGCAACAAGCTCGCCAATCAGACCGAGGTCGACCACGCGATCACCGGCATGCGCCGCACCGCGATGAGCCACGGCTTCAGCGAGGACGAGATCGGCACGACCTACGACGAGCGCATGCTGTCGATCCTGCTCAAGGCCGCCAAGTACGACCGCATGCAGGCCAACAAACCTTTCCCCGTGCAGCCAGAGCGCGGCGGCGCGCTGCAGCCGGGATCGGCCCCGCGCGTCGGCAACGGCGCGGCGCGCTCGATGAACGACGCCCAGAAGAGGCTCGCATCCACCGGCCGCGTCGATGACGCGGCGGCGGTAATGGCCCAGTTCCTGCGGCCAAGATAAGTCCGGGCTAACCGGAGCTTCTGTCCAGTCTAAGGACTGGAGCGCATAGTCTAGACCTTCGGGCTAGAGCCAATAGTCCGCCACCGACCGGCGGATATTCCCTCTTGCTCGAAAGGATCTAACCGTGCCAAAGGTCACGAACGCCTTTACTACTTATAACGCGCAAGCAAACCGAGAAGATCTCAGCAACGCTATATACAATATAGATCCGTTCGATACTCCAGTTATGTCGGCTATACGCAGACGTAACGTAAAGAACCGGATATTCGACTGGCAAACTGAGTTCTTGCCGCTCGTTAACCTGAACAATGCTCAGGTCGAAGGGTTCGCGCTGGCTAACGGCCCGTCTCAGCCGACGATCCGCCGCAACAACGTGAGCCAGATTTCCGAACGCGACGCGACCGTGTCGGGCTCGCAGGAGGAGAGCGACGCGGCGGGCAAAGGCTCCGAGATGGCCCACCAGATGGCGCTCGCGGCGAAGGTGTTGAAGAGCGACATGGAGTCGATCTTGTGCAGCCGTCAGGCGCGCAACGACGGCAACGACACCGGCCCGACGGCGAGGACGACAGAGGCCTTCGCCCACTGGCTCGGCCGCGCCACCGACAAGAACTCGAACACGGCTGCAGCGATTGCGCCCGGCACCGTCAACACCGGCCTGCCGGTGGCGGCGACCGACGCCTTCGCCAACGTCGTGGCCGGGTCGCAGGTCACCATCACCGAGGCCATGCTCGGTGACGCGATGCAGGCAGCGTACCAGAACGGGGGAAGCCCCTCGATGTGGATCGTGCCGCCTGGGCCGAAGAGGACGATCTCGACGTTCGTCGGGCGCAGTACAACGCAAGTCTTGGTTGGTAAAACGGAAGTTGTGTCAACTATTGATGTGATTGCGACGGACTTCGGCCGCATCAAGGTCGCGCCGTCGCGCTGGCTCTTGCCCGATGTCGGACTTTTGATCGATCCCGACTACGCAGCGGTCGCGTTTTTCAGGGCCTTTCGACAGTTTTTGATGGCTAGAGTCGGCGATGCAGAGACTAGAATGATAGTTTGCGAGTGGGGCTTAGAAATGCGCAACCCGCTGGCTCATATACTTTTCAACGGAATTAAGAAATAGCATGACTAAACCTAAGAACGACCTGACCGCAGAGGCTGTGCGCCGTCTATTTATTTATGACCCATATTCTGGTCTTTTGCAATACCGGGAGCGTGGGCATCATCGTCCACGCGGCTGGTTTGCTGGCGCGAAAGACCCGAAATCAGGTTATCTGCGCGTTCAGGTCGGTCTTAGGAAATATCTCATCGCACGGCTGGCTTGGCTGTGGATGACCGGCCGCTGGCCAAAGGACGACGTTGACCACATCGACCTCGACCGAACCAACAATCGCTGGGGGAACCTACGACCGGCAACTCGCGCGCAGAACGTAGTCAACAGCGGACGGCGGGCAACCAATAAGTCAGGCTTCAAGGGCGTCTCGTTCAAGAACGGCCGTTGGCGCGCGACGATCCGGACTGGGGGCCGGTGTCTGCACCTCGGTTATTTCCCCACCCCAGAAGAAGCATCTCACGCCTACGAGATGGCGGCCCAGCAGGCCTTCGGCGACTATTACCGGAGGCTCCAATGACGGAGCGCCGCACGACGTACCGCAATGCGGATGGCGTGCGGCGCACGCTCATCACCGACGACGAGCGCCCTGAGGACTTCACCGTCCATACCGAGCAGGTCCTCGACCAGATCCTCGACAGCGTCGAGCGCGACCGCTCGATGATGTCGCACAATGGCGTCAACCGGCTGCTCGCCCGCATCCCCGTCGAAGTTTACGAGCGCAGCGTCCATCAGCAATGGGACGAGGCCGACTGGGCGCGCTACTTGAACAGCGCCGAGGCCGCGCCCTTCCGCATCTGGCGGGGGCGCGTCTAGATGGGCCTGACCGAGGAAGCAGGCAAGGTCGCCAACACCGCCGTCGCCGCTATGGGCGGTTCGCCGCTGGCGATTGCTTTGTTACTGGTGAACTTGGCCTTTCTTGGCTTCGCCATGTACATCCTCGGCGAGGTCGCCGCCAACGCCGCCGAACGCAACAAGGCCCAGCTCCAGCTGATCAACGACCTCGTCCACGACATCCGCGACTGCCGCCAAGGGCCGAAGCCGTGAAGATGACCGAACATGGCCGAAAGCTCCTGATGGAGCGCGAGGGCTGCAGGCTCAAGGCCTACAAGGACAGCGTCGGCGTGTGGACGATAGGTTGTGGACATACGAGCGCGGCTGGGCCGCCGAAGGTCAGATCCGGCGACCAGATCACCCAGGCCCAGGCGGACCTCATCTTCGCCGACGACGTGGCCGAGTTCGAGGACGGCGTGACCATGCTCATCGCGGGCGCCGCAATCGAGCCGCACCAGTTCGACGCCTATGTCAGCCTTGCCTTCAACATCGGCCTCGGCGCGTTCGCCGCTTCAACCACGCTGCGGAAGTTCCTCGACGGCGCGCATGACCATGCGGCCGAGGCGATCCTCTTGTGGAACAAGCCCGCCGAGGTGAAGGCGAGGCGGCGCGGCGAACACCAGCAATTTCTCAATCTTCAACATGTGGCGAGGGCTTGATCATGTGCGGCTTCGGCATGGACCTGATTTTCAAAGTCGCGATTTTCGTTATCGTGGTCCTTGTCATCCTCGCGCTGCTTCGGGCGGCGTTTGGAAGCTGGTTCGCAGGCATCACGAACGCCCCATACTGGAACATTATCCAGATCGTGATCGGCGGCGTGGTCGCGATCCTGATCCTTTTGTTCATCTGGCGGCTGGCGGAATGCGCTGGCCTGTTTGGCCGCTACAGCATCGCGCTATTCGGGTTGGCGTGAAGCAATGACCGACTTCTCGGACTTCAAAGCCTCGGTCGCGGAATGGGCCAACCGCCAGGATTGGAGCCCCGCGCTCGTCACGTCGTTCGTCCGCATGGCCGAAAGCAAATTCAACCAAGAGCTGCGGGTGGCGCAGATGATCCAGATGGGCGACGGGATCATCACCTCGCGCTGCGCGCAATTGCCCGCCGACTGGCTGGCGATGGATCTTGTGCGGGTCGCCAACGACAACGGCGCCGACGGCTTTCTGACCGCCCGCTACAAGTCGAGGGACGAGTTCTTCAACCAGCGCGACACCCATACATGGATGTACTACACGCTCGTCGGCTCGACGATGTACTTCGGCGGCACGCCCGATCCGGTCGACGGCGTCGAGTACAAGCTCGCCTACTACGGCGAGGTCCCCACCTTCTCCGACACGCAGCAGAGCTGGATCTACACCAAGCACCCGCAGCTCTACCTGTTCGCCGCGTTGATGCACTCCGGTCTGCACGCCGTCGGCGAGGAACAGGGGGCGGCGAACTTTAAGCAGCTCGCCGAGGACGAGATCCAGAAGCTCAACACCGCCCACCTGGGGGCGAAGGCGAGCGGATCGCGCGTCACAAGGCCACGCCATAGGAGCTTTGGATGACAGGCCTGTCCTCAAGCGGCGAAGCGGCGATCCTCACGCCCTTAACCACCACCGCCTACGTGTCGTTGCACACCGCCGATCCCGGCGACACCGGAGCGAACGAGGTTTCCGGCAACGCCTATGCTCGGGTCGGTCCTATTGCGTTCGCCAATGCCGGAAACAACCCAACGGTGGCCTCGAACAGCGCCATCGTCACCTATGCGCCCGCGACCGGGAGCTGGGGAGCGGTTGCTTATTTTGCCCTTTGGACGGCGTTGACCGGCGGGACGTTCCAGGGCTCCGGCGCATTGGCCACGCCCAAGGCGGTTGGCAACGGCGACACGGCGCGGTTTCTCGCCGGTGCGCTGACGATCACGGTGCAGTGACATGGCGTGGAGCTTCGGCGACAGCTTCGACCTGTACGCGGCGGCTGCCGACATGGCGAACAATTACTGGGACCCTCCCGCCACGCCGCCGAGTTTCGTTACAGGGCGCTTCGCCGGAAGTAGGGCGATCAATTTCAGCGGCGGCAATTCGACCAACCTGACCAAGAGCAGCGGCGTCAACGACGCCGTGCATCATATTGTCGTTAGTTATCTGGCTCCGACGGTCATAAGCGGAACTGCCGGATGCTGGATAGGGTTGCTTGATGGGGTGACGGCGCAATGCACCGTCTTTATCCGCAACGACGGGACGATCATCCTGCAATCCGGCGGTATCGGCGGGACGGCGCTGGCGACCTACTCGGCGGCGTTCAATACGATCAACACTTGGTACGCATTCGAGTTTGAGATCGTCGTCAACAATACGACCGGTTCATTCGCCGTGCGCAAGAACGGCAACACCGTTAACGATTTCACCGCGACCAGCCTCAACACGCGCCCGACATCGACCAACAATTACGCTAACAAGGTTCAGCTAGGGACAGTCACCAGCAATCCTAATGTGGCTATCGACGATTTCTTCTGGCAATCCGGCGCGGCGACGGGGAACTGGCTGGGCGACATCCGCTGCTATGCGCGTATGCCCGTGAGCGATGTGCAAAAGCAATTCACGCCATTGAGCGGCACGACTAATTTCAGCCAAGTCAATGAGGCGCAACAGAACGCTCTTACGTCTTACGTTTTCGACAGCAATCCCGGCGATGCGGATTTCTATGGCATAGCCAGCATTGCCTCGACGCCCGCGCAGGTTATCGCCACAGTGACGCGCGCTTACATGCAGAAGTCCGACGCCGGTACGCGCACCGCCGCCGTGCAGCTCAAGTCGGGCGCGACCACAGTCGCCTCGCCGACGTTGACGTTGTCCTCATCTGGCTGGTTGTGGGCGTGGCGCACTGATTTGACCGACCCGAATACCGGGGCGGCTTGGACGCCGGCGGCGGTCAACAACGCCCAGATCGGGCCGGTGACGATTGGATGACCGACAATCGCGCCACTCAAGTCTCGCTTGAGCAATTCATCAAGACCACTGCGTCCGCGCAGGTCACCCAGGTCACAGTCGAGCAATGGGTAGCGACGGCGACGGGCGCGCGTCAGGCGTTGGTCACCCAGGTTGCGCTGGAGCAGTGGGTTCCGGCGACGAAGCCGCCGGTCGAGCTGGCGGGCAATCTTGGAGTCCCCTCCCAGTATGGCAAGCTTTCGTATGGGCTAAAGCATTACAGCCGGATCAGCGCCTTTCAGCCGATCTTCTCGGCTGACCTGACCGTCACTCCTGCGCTCAACCTTTCCGGCGATCTGGCGCCCATTATCGTCCTTGCGGCCGATCTCGACGTTCACGTCAACCTGATCGACTTCGCTGGCGACCTCGCCCCTCAGATCGCGCTAGGAGGCTCACTGAGCCTCGATCTGCCCTTGACGGTTCTGGAGGGCGGGCTGACGCCGATTGTCGCCTTTGCCGCCTCGAGCTTCGTTTCTGGACCTCTGTGGGGGGCGTCAGGGCCATGTCCATCGCCGCCATGGGCGCCATCCGAACCCTGCCCGCCGCCGCCGTGGATGACGACAACGCCGTGCGATCCAGTTGTCTGGAGCAAGTCGAGTTTGTGCAATGGCTGACGAACGCTCAGGGGAATTGACCACCGCCAATTATGGTTGGGTCAAGCCGAACGTCGGCGACAGCGACGACGCCTGGGGCGGAATGCTCAATGCTGATCTCGACGGCATCGACACAACCGTCAAGAGCGTCTCGACCGTCGCCAACGCGGCTTATCCGGCCAGCAATCCGAGCGGCTACCAGACGGCGGCGAACGTCACGGCCTCGCTCGGCAGTTATCTCGCGCTCAGTGGCGGGATAATGACCGGCGCGATGACGCTTGCAGCCGATCCAACCGCGAACCTACAGCCCGCTACCAAGCAGTACGTCGACAACAAACCGCTGAACGACAACCGCATCATCAATGGCAACTTCGCCGTCAATCAGCGCGGGCAGGTTTCGGGAACGGCGCTCGCTGCGGCGGCTTATGGCCATGACCGATGGAAGGCGGGAACGGGGGGCTGCACCTATACCTTCACCGCTGCGCTGCCCGATACGACCATCACCATCACGGCGGGGACGCTGACCCAGGTCGTCGAGGCGGGCATGATCGAGGGCGGCGTCTACACGCTGTCATGGACAGGAACGGCGCAGGCGCGTGTTTATCAGGGCGCTCCTTCGGGTGCTTACGCGGCGAGCCCGGTCATCACTGCGTCGTTGCCTGCCGGAACGAACACCATTGTTGAGTTCAATACCGGGACCGTGGTGAGGGTCAAGCTGGAGATCGGCAGCGTAGCAACGCCCTACAATCGGCAGTCGCTGGCCAAGAGCCAAGCCGATTGCGAGCGGTATTTCCGCTGGGTCGGGTTCAATATGTCATTCAACGCAGCGGGCGCTGTGACTATGAGGACAACTGTGCCTCTTTCTCCGGCTATGAGAGCAACACCGACCATGAGCGCCAATGCTGTTGACCCCAACACAACGCCAGCTTCCGGTAATGAGAGCGGGGATGCTCAAGTAGCGACGTCGCCTTATTCTGTTTATCATACGATGACTGCTGTCGCTGCTGGCCAATCTACTCTGCAAGGCTATCGAGCCTCGGCGAGCGCGGAGCTTTGACCATGACCTACACGCTCACCGAACACCTCAACACCATCGTCCGCGACGAGGACGGCGCGTTCATTCCGTTCGATCCCGACAACATCGACTATCAGGAATATCTGGCGTGGCTCGACGAGGGCAACGAGCCGACGCCGTACACGCCGCCCGCCTCGACATTGCCGGAAGTCGTGCCGGTCGAGGACCGCGTCGCCGATCTCGAAACGCGGGTCGACCAATTGGAGAGCAACAATGGCTAATGGTTCTGATGGATCGGCTACGACGAACTACAAATTCACCAAGCCTGTAGTCGGGGCAAGCGCAGGAAGTTGGGGAACGACGCTCAACACCGACCTCGACATGATCGACGCGGTGATATTTCAGCAGGCGGGCGCTCTCAACGCCAACAACCTCAACCTGAGCAACAATCCCGGCACTGGGCTTCTGGGGACGTTGACGTTCATCAACTCGACCGTTCCTACCGGCCAGCAAAAGCGGTGGGTTCTGGCCGAGGACGCGAGCGCCGAGGTTGGCGGTTCTGCAGGCTCCAATTTCAGCTTGTCCGCCTACAACGACACTGGCGGCCTCCTGTCGACGCCGCTCTCGATCAACCGCGCTAGCGGCACAGTCACCTTCGGCAACGCGACCAGCTTCACCGGACTGGCGACCTTCAACACTCTTACCGCGACTGGCACGGCGACCTTCGCCGACTTGACCGCGAGCGGAACCGTGACGGGCGTCAATGTCACCGCGACCGGCACGCTGCACAGCAATAGCGCCCTCACCGTGACAGGGGCATCGAGCCTTAACGGTGGGGCCTTCGTCAGTAGCGGCCTTACCGTCGTCAGTGGCGGTTTTTCCGTAAGCAGCGGGGTAGCGACGTTCAGCGGCGGCGTCAATGGCGCGACAAGCTTCAACAGCAATATCAGCGTTGCCGGTACGGCGAGTGTAGCAGGTACGGCGAGTGTAGCAGGTGCGGTGAGCGCCGCAGGCCTCATTCTGCCCAATGGCGGAAACATCAGCACGCCGAGTGGCGGCGCCTTGAACTGCGACTCAGGCGGAAATTGGGGAATGACCAACGGCGGCGCCGGCAATTTCATTGTCAATAACAACAGCGCCTTCAAACCCGGCGGCGGCGCATGGGCGAACTTGTCCGACGAGCGCATTAAGACTGTGACGGGCGAGTATGAGGGGGGCCTCAACGAAGTGCTGCAGCTGCGCCCGGTGACGTACACCTACAAAATCGGCAGTGATCGGGAGTTCGTTGGCCTCGTTGCCCAGGAAGTAGAGCAGATCATGCCCACTATGGTGAGCCAACAGAAAGGCTTTATCGACGGCAAGGAGGTGACGGACCTCAGAACCCTCGACACGACCGAACTGGTTTTTGCGCTGGTGAATTGCGTCAAGCAGCTCAAGGCCGAGATCGAAGCGCTGAAGGCGAGATAAATTGAGCACCCAATTTCGTCCTCTCGAAATACCGCCCGGCGTCGTCGCCAAACCGACGAAGTCGATGAACTCGTCCAATTGGTCGGAAGTGAATTTAGTCAGATGGGTAGAAGGGCAACTGACGCCAATTGGAGGGCAATCTCAATACAGCTATTCTTTTGCTAGTCGGGTTAAGCGCATTCATGGATGGTACGGGCTGGACGATATTTATCGCATCGCATACCTAACCGAGGGAAATCTTTACGTTGACGAAGCTGGGACGCTGACCGAAATCTCGCCGGGAACCGCTCCCACGGACGTTCTCTATGGCGACGGCATTTATAGCGATGGTCTTTATTCCGGCTCGACCACGCAGCCAATAACTCCGCCGACCTTTGGCGTCGGCGGCTATGGCGACGATGTTTACAATTTTGGAACCTACGGGACGTCGCGCGCGCTGACGACAAACGTCCAGATCGATCAGATCCCCACAGCTTACAGCCTCGATAATTTCGGCGGCGTTCTCTACGCCATGACCTCGGCTGACGGGCGGCTTCTCATGTGGGACCCTGCGGTTGGCGGCGAGGCGGTCGAGCAGCCGCCAGACCCAAGCAGCGGGGGGCGAGGCCCAGTGCCGCGCGGGCGCTGCTTCGTGGTGACGCAAGAGCGTTTCATCATCATCTTTGGCTCGCATGGCGATGGCACAGTCGGCGGCGGCGGCCCAAGTCGTTTTGCCTGGTGCGACCAGGAGAACCCCGGCGCGTGGGACTATTCCAACGTCACCTCGCAGGCTGGCTTCCTCGACATCGAACCGGCGAGCCCGATCATCACCGCCATCGCCACGCGCACCGGCACGTTGTTCTGGACCGCAAAGAAGGCCTACGTCTCGCAGTTTCTGGGCATCCCCTACGTCTACAATTACGTTGAGCTGGCGAGCAATTGCACGCCCTGGTCGCCGCAGAGCATGGCGACGACCGCGTCACTGACCTTGTGGATGTCGCAGCAAGGCGTGTTCTCGTTCGACGGCACGTCGATTGCGCCGGTCGCCTGCTTGGTCCGCCCCTGGATCGATGACTTTATGACCCTTCCAGCTACTCTCGCCACTGTGCGTGAGCAGGCCTGCATGGTGCATGTCGGCAATTTCAATGAAGTGTGGTGGTTTTTCCCCGAGGACGGTCAGCCGTACAATACCCGCGTGGCGATTTACTCCTACAAGGAAGGCTGGTGGTCGCAGGGCCAGATGAGCCGCTCGGCGGGCATCACGGCGTCCTACACCTCTCACACCATCATGGCCGACGGCCTCGTCGCTTACGAGCATGAGGCGAGCATCACTTATCCCGTCGGCACGCCGTTGCCCTGGGCCGAAACGTTCAACCTCAATCTCGCGTCTGGCTCACGGCTCATCACCGTCAAGCAGATCATTCCCGACATCGAGGGCGACGTCGCCAACCTGCTTTATTCGCTGTTCTATAAAAACAGCCGCAGCGTGATGCCCGACGCCAACGGCAAACCCGTCCCGGTGCAGGAACTGCAAAGCCCGCCACGACCGGTCAACACGTCCAACGGCTATATTGATCTGCGCACTACCGGCCGCGACATCCGGCTGCGGATTGAGGTTGCAGGCCCCTACGTGAACCCAGTGACGGTCGGAGCCCATTTAATTGACAGTGTAGTCAGGGGCGACAGATGAAGTATCTCGATCCGGTTGCGTTCTTTGAAGCCGCCTTCATACCGGAGCCTAACTCTGGCTGTTGGTTGTGGACACGGGCGACGGACGTAACGGGCTACGGGTCTATCTCCGTGGGTCGAACGGCGACCAAAAACGGCAATGAGAGGGCTCATCGATTTTCGTGGAGGCTCCATAAGGGCGAGATCCCAGCAGGAATGCGCGTCCTCCATCGTTGTGACGTCTATTCCTGCGTCAATCCAGAGCATCTCTTTTTAGGAACGGACAAGGAAAACTACGACGACATGGTGGCTAAGGGCAGGAAGGCGAAGTTTGATTATGCCTTCGCTAAACTTAGTCCAAGCGATGTGGAGGACATTCGGCGACTTCGTGAAGAAGGGCATCGTGTCAACGCCATTGCGAGGCAGTACGGCGTCTCTCATTCGTACATATCCATGGCTACTCGTTTTCTGCGAGGGGATCGTTGATGGCGCAGCAGCAACCACGGACGCTCCAGCCGCCGCCCGACCTGCCCAGCATGCCGGATGTCAGCGACACGTTGTCCAATTATTTGCGTACTTTTAGCCTCTGGTGCCGCCACGGCTTCGCCGACAAGATCAGCGGTTCGACGGCGCAGCCGGGGCTTCTACTGCAGGCCAACGATGCGCCCGCCGGAGCGATCCCGGCGGTGTTCTTGATCCAAGTCACGACTGCCGGAACCATCGTCGCCACGCCGCAACCTCTTGGGAGCGGCAAACCATGATCGGCTACGAGCAGAAGCTCGCGCGGGTCCTCGACCGCATGGGCGGCGTCTACTTGGTCGACGACATCTTGACCGCCATCGCCGACGGCAAGATGCAGAGCCACGTCGTCAACAATTCATGGGCGATCACCCAGGTGCAGACCTTCCCACGCGCCCGGCAATTGCAGCTCCTCGCCATGGTTGGCGATCTCGCTGACCTCGACCCCTTGCACGACAAACTCTTGGCCTACGCGGGCGAGGTCAACGCGGGATTGCTCTCAACCTACGGACGGCTCGGCTGGCTTCGCGAGGGCTCCTTTAGTCGTCTTGGCTGGCGGCTGAAGGCCAAGAGCCACCTCTATCAACGGGAGATGTGAGATGGGCAGTTCCGGCTCGACCAACACCTCTTCGCAGCAGCAGCAGATCAGCCAGACGCAACTGCCGCCGTGGGTCAATCAAGCCGCGCAGCAAAATTACGCGCTGGCCCAGAACGTCGCCAACCGGCCGCTCACGCAGTTTTCAGGCCAGCAGGTCGCTGACATCGGCCCGCAAACCCAACAAGCGTGGAATTTGGCGGCGACCAGCGGAGGCGCGGGCGCCGATCAGTACAACGCCGCGCAGGCTGGCTATCTCACGGCGGCCGGGACGCCCGCGACGCAGGTCAGCGCGCAGCAGCTCGCGAACACCAATCTGCAGCCTTACATGTCGCCTTTCACCCAGAGCGTAATTCAAAACACGCTCCCGCTGATGCAGCAGCAAAACGCTCTGAGCCAGAACCAAGCGGCCAATCAGGCGAACAGCGCGAACGCTTTTGGAGGCAGTCGGCAGGGCGTGCAGCAGGGCGTCGCCCAGGCGCAAGGCGCGCTCAACATCGGGCAGATGGCGAGCCAACTGAACCAAGCGAACTTCCAGCAGGCGCAGGCGGCGGCGACCGGCGACATCTCCCGCAACCTCGCGGCGGCGCAGGGCAACCAGACCGCCAACCAGAACAACATCAATTCGCTGATCACCGCGAGCGGCGGCCTCGCAGGCCTCGGCACGCAGGCGCAGACGAACCAGCGCCAGCAATTCTTGGAGGAAAGCACGGCGGGCGCGCAGCAGCAGCAGCAGGCCCAAAACCAGATCCAGGCGCAGATGAACCAGTTCAATCAGGCGCAGGCCTATCCCGGCCAGCAGCTCGCCCTCCTGCAATCGGGTCTGCAACAGACGCCCTACGGCTCGACGACGATGGGCTCGTCGACGGGGCAGTCGCAGCAGACGACGACCCCGTCGCTCATGTCGGACATCACGGGCGGCTTGACGGCGCTGGGCGGCGCGTTCGGCGCGGGCGGCCCGTTCGCTGCAGGCGGCGCGCTCTCTGGATTGATGCCCGGCTCAGATCGGCATCTCAAGACGGACATCACCAAGATCGGCGTGCATCAGCCGACGGGCCTGCCGATGTACTCATACAGGTACAAGGGCGACCCGAAGAGCTATCCGAAGGTCAGCGGCCCGATGGCCGAGGACGCGATGCAGGTCGCGCCGCACGCGGTGCAGACTGTCGGCGTGCATCAGCCCACCGGGCAGGCGCTGCATACCGTGAACATGGCCGCGCTCAATGCCGCCGGGCCTGCGATCCGGCCGCGCCGCATGGGCGCCACCGGCCCGGCGCCAGTGCCAGGCGCGCTCGCCCCGGCGATGCCCGCCGGGATGATTGGCGCGATGGGCGCGAACATGCGGCCGCAGCGCATGCGGCCTCAAGCACGCATGCCGCGCGTCGCGGGAGGGTTAATGAGTGGCTGACAATTTCGGCCCCGGCGGCGTCTACGCCAACATCCCGCGCCTCGACAGCCATGGGCGTCCGCAGCTCCCCATGTTTACGCGCTGGAACCCCGATCCAGTCGGGAACGACGCGACGAACCTGTCCGCTCTCAACCCGAACCTTCAGAAGGTCATCGCGCAAGCCAAGGCCGACAACCCAAACCTCCACTTCGTCATCGGCAACGGCAAGCGGAGCGCGGCCGATCAGGATCTGGCCAAGAGCTGGGGTTGGTCGAGAGTTGGCTCCAAGGACGGCGGCGACGCGAACGTCCACATGCAGGGCAATGCCGTCGACCTGTGGGGTTTGGACAGCAAAGGCCGGGTGCAATTCAATCCAGACCAGCAGCAGCAGATCAGCCAAGCGATAAAAGCCGCGTCGCAAAAGCTCGGCGTCAACGTCAATTGGGGCGGCGACTGGAAGAGCTTCAAGGACGCGCCGCATTTCGAGCTGGGCGGCGGCGGCTCGGCCGCGTCGAGCGGCGCTCCTGAAGGCCCAACGTCTACGAGCGCGGCTCCCGCGCCCTCGTCGAGCAGCTCGTCCGCGCCATCCGGCACGACGCTCAACTCGAACAACGTCATCGACACGCTCTCGCGCAACATCGCGCAGATCGAGAGCGGCAGCTTCAAGAACCCCTACGAGGCGCTCAACCCGCGCACGCACGCCATCGGCAAATATCAGGTGATGCCGGATAACGTCGCCGGGTGGACGCAGGCGGCGCTCGGCCACTCGATGACGCCGGATGAGTTCAAAGCCAGCCCATCCGCGCAGGAAGCCGTGTTCCGCGACCAGATGCAGCGCAGCCTGCAGCTCTATGGCCCCAAGGACGCCGCCTCGATCTGGTTCACCGGCAAGCCATACAACGTCGCTGGCGGCAATGTGTCCGACGGCATCACCAAGAACGCCGACTATGTGGCGCGGGCGACGGCGGGCCTCGACGGGGGCGCGACCTTCACTCCCAAGCTCGGCACGACCCTGAACGCCTCAGGAGCCCCTACGACGCCCGCTGGCGGCCCTCCAGCCGTCGCCGGTACTGCGCCCTCAGGAGGCCTGCCGGGCTTCCAGCCGGGCTCTGCGGGCGAGAAGATGGCGCAGGCGGGCCTGAAGCAGCTCACCGGGGGCGGCGGCGGCGGCGACCAGCCGCCGCCGCCGCCCCTGCAGATGGCCCAATCGCAGGCCATAGGCGGCCCGATGATGATGCACGCGGGCGGCATGAACATACCGCAGCCGTCGCTCTCCGTGCTCTCCGCGCTGGGCGGCGGCGGCGCGCGCCCGCCCATGGTGATGCCCGCCCAAGCGACCGGCATACCGGGCTTGCCGGGGACGACGCTCAACTCGCCATCGCAATTGCAGATGGCGCTCATGACGGGGCAGATGAGCCCCTACGACATGTACGCCAACAACGCCGGGTATGGCGGCGGCTTCGGGAGCGCATGACATGGCCCAGGACCTTGGCCAACTCACCGACATGTGGATGGTCAACCCGTGGATGTTCGACCCGTCCCAGAAGAGCAATCAGTTCAGCCAGTACAACAATGCGGCGCTGCCCTGGCCGCCGACCTACAACACGGGAGCGGGAGGCCCGGTCAACGCCGCGACCGGCCAGCCGCTCCCGTCGTTCCAGCAATGGCAGCAGCAGAACCCCGGCGGCATGTCGCTCAACACGACGCCCGCTGCGCCCGCCGCCCCGCAGCCGCAGCAGATGGTCCTGCGGCAAACGAACCCCGGCGGGATGCTTCCAAGCGGCGAGAACTACGGCTCTCAGACCCCGACGTACATTCCGGCGCAATACCAGTACATGCCCGCGCCGCAGCAGCAGCAGGCGCCCCAGGCCGCGCCGCAGGCGCAGGCGAGCGGGCCGCCGAACAATTGGCAAGCGGCGATCAATAGCTTGGCCAACCCAGGCCGCGTGCAGACGATGGGCGCGAACGTGCCGCAGGTCACCGGCTATCAGCCCAGCGGAGGCGTGAACCAAGCTTTCCTCAATCAAGCTGGCGCGGGCCAGGGCATGAACCAGAATTTCTTGAGCGCCTTGCGCTCGATCCAGGGCAGGTAGGGCAGGTGATGTGATGGCGGGCTTCGCGGATCTTTTCTACCTCGGCCAGCCCGATCCGGCTCGGCAGCTCGCGGCGATGCTCTCTGGGCAGCAGCCGCAAGGCGCGGCTCCTCAAGGCCCTCCCCCTCAGCCGGGAGCCGCTGCCGCCGATCCCAACGCGCCCAAGAACCCCGCGCCCGGCGACCCAGCGCCGCCGAACACGCCGCCAACGCCGACTGCTTACCAGTCGACGCCCGACATGAACGCGAGCTACCAGACGCTCGCCAACCCGCCGAACATCATGTCGCTGTACATGCAGATGCAGCAGCGGCAGTCGGCGAGCGATCAGATCAATCGCGGCCTCGCGCTGATCACCGCCAACCACTCGCCGCCCTCGATGCGCGAAGCCATCATGCAGTCCATGACCGGCGGCGGCACGGACGCTGGCCAGACGATGAACAACCTCCTGGGCTTGCACCAAGCGATGCAGCAGCAGGGGGCGACGCAGGACATGCTGGCGCACGCCTCCGACTACGACACCAAGCTCGGCCTGCCGCCGGGGACCGCGCGCGACATGATCCTGCAAGGTAAAGGCGGCGAATTGGTCAGTTCGATGACGAGAGAGGGGGCGCCGCCGGACGCAATCAGGAACTATCAGTGGGCGGTCAAGCTCTACAAGGACCAGAACCCCAACGCGACGCAGGAGGAGATCGATCAGAACGTCGGCACGCCACAGCAGTACCTGATCGGGGCGATGAGCGGCGACGCCGACACCAAGAGCTGGCGCGCGGCTCAGATGCAGTGGGACCACAATCCGGCGACGGCTGGAACGCCCCATCCGTGGGGAACGGGAGCGGAGGACAACCCGACCCGGTTCAGGGCGTGGTCAGCAAGTCAGGTCGAGGCGGACAAGACGTTGGCCGGGGATCAAGCGGAGGCCTCGAAACTCGCCCCGCAGTACAGAGACAACTTGCAAGGCGCACGCAATCGGGTAGCGGAGATCATAGGCCTCAAGGGCTACGACCAGAACGGCGACCCTATTCTCGACCCGGCGCGGCAGGCGCAGCTCAAGACCCTTCTCGGCACCGACATGGCGCAGAAGTTCGTCAACAGCGATCCGACCAAGGAGGGAACGTGGGATCAGGATTTGGCGAGCTGGTGGGGCGGCTTAGGTCCCTCCGACCGGGCGCTGCTGACCCAAATCCGCGACGCAACTGACGAGAAAACGCTGCTTGGCGGCCTGAAAACCCGCGCGCCGAGGCGCGGACAGTCCGATGCGTCCGACATCGGTGTGAACCTCGGCGGCATGCGCAACGTGACGCAGCCCATCGATGACTGGATGCCGGGCGCGCTGAAAACGATCAAGTCAATCGACACGGCGACCATGAACTCGTTTGGCGCGCAGGGAACCCCAGAGCAGGCGGAGGACTATGCGCGCAAGCATGGACTGCCGAACGAAGCTCCGACGCTGATGGATGACAACTATGTTTCAGGTGGTTCGATGTACCCCAAGGGCAAGCTCACGGGAACGATGTCGCAGCCGCAGCTCACAGCCGCGACAGCCGCGATCAAAGGGGCCGCAGACCCCGAAGCGGAACGCCAGAAGCAGATCAAGCTCGCCCTGATCCGCAATACCGATCCGACGCCGCTTAAAAACTTGAGGCTGTGAGATGGGCGCTTACGACTACAAGCCGCCGGGGGAACCCAAGGCCAAGCAAGACAGCGGCGGAACGGGTGCCGGAAGCGGAAGCGGCGGAAACAAAACGGCGCCGCCCCCGCCCGTCGATCCAAGCGCGTCCGATCCCAGTCGCGGCTTTGACATCGGGCAGCTCCATTTCGGCTTTACGAACCGAGGAACGCCGGGCGTGTCTTACCCGCCGCCGGGGGGCAGCTTCTTCTCATTGTTTGGGCCGGGCTGGGGTCCTGGCTCGCAGAGAGAACACAGCATCATAGATCGGACGACGAACAACATGGCGCTCAACACCGCCGATCCAATCACGTCGGCGGTTGGCGGCGGCGATTTGCTCGCGCTCCGCTTGCAGCGGGCGCAGATGAACCAGCAGATGCCGACGCAGGATAAGGCAGTCGCCGACGCCCTTGGCCAATTCAACCCCACTCTTCCCCTCCGCTCGATCCCCGCCATCGGCCCGATTGCGCAGGGCGCGGTTCAAGAGGGCGTCAAGGGGTGGGCGCAGGGGGAGAGCGCGCCACGGATCTTAAGGGACGCAGCGATAGGCGCCGGAGGCGGCGCCGTGGGCGGGGCTGTAAGCACGCCTGAGGCCCTTGGGACGACGCTCGGCGCTGGGGTCACGTCGGGTCTCCCTGCGGTGGCGGGCTGGCTCTACGGCGGCAAGGTGGACGACGTATTAGGGGGCTTGGGCGGCCCTGCTGGAGGCGCGGGGGCGGCGTTGACCGGGAAGTATTTACTCGATCCATGGAACGAGGCGATCAAGAAAGCCGTCAGCAGCAGCGTCCCCGGCTGGGCGACGGGGCTTGGTTCGCAGGCTCCCCTTGCCGGGGCGTCGTACTGGAACCAAGAGCAGCGTGACAGAGCCACGCTGTCGGGGCAGCAGTGAAAGGCGCAGTCAGCGCCCGCACGGCGGCCAATGGTAAGCGCGCTCGCTGGGGTTGGCGGCGCACCATGCCTGATTGGCCGCCTCCTTCCACGCGACTTGGGCGGGATCGGGAGCCGGGCGCGAGATCTTCGCAAGCTCGGACATAGCGATCTCGCCGACACCCCGCCCAAGCGGAGTGAACAGCAGGGAGGCGAGGAGCAGTCCAACAATGACGGTTTTCATTTTGCTCTTTCTCGGTTAGGATGCCATTGGGCCAACGTCTGGCCCAATGGCATGGCATGGCCACGCTCGTTCGATGGACTGGGACACGGCCAGGACGGCGCTTCAGAACCTAAGGGGAATGCTGCCGTACTAACGGCCGATCAGCCTGCGGCAGCGTTGGATCGCGTAGCCTAACCCGATCATCGCAAAGCCCCAAACAAGGACCACGACGCCGCTGACGATGAGGACGGTGAGAAGGGTTTGCATCACGCGCCTCCATGGGCGAACACGCGCCAAAGGACGAGAACGAAGTAGGTCATCCGAGGGCTCCAACTTTCGAGGCGACGCGCAGCAGCAGCCACAGGGCGGGAACGCCAAAAAGAACCAGCACGGCGTAAACGCCGCCGACCATCCATGTCAGCAACCGCAGATCGGATCGAACTGAGGCAATCTCCGCGTCATAGGACGCCAGTTCCTCGGCGGCCTTGTTCGCCTTGTCGGGACTTGCGCCCGCGTCGAGCAGCGCCTCGCGCAGCGCGCCTAATTGCAGAGCCATTATTTTGTATTCCCTTGCCAGCGCGCTATCGGGCGCACCCGCAGTTGTTTGGCCAAGTTTTCTTCGGCGTCGTCGTCGAGGAGAAAAGTGAACGCATGCCCACTGGGAAAATCGACGCGCACCCTCTTCACGCCAGCCTTCTTTCCGGCCTTCAGTGCGCGGGTGTATTCTTCCAGCAGCGGTCCTTTGGCGCTCAACAACATGCTCGCTTCGTTGCCATTGGGCTAACATATAACACCTCGCCCGCGTAGCGCCATGTTAGTGCGGGCCAAAGATTTGCACCTATGGGCCAAGAGGTACGGGGATGGGCGCTCGCTGGCCTTAGAAGTCGCTGGAGGGCCAAAGTACGGGGAAAATCGCCTAAGCCCTTGTTTTCCCACGAAGCCTGCATTTCGGATCGAAATTCGATCTGTCACAAAAACCCCAGGAAAACCAGGCGTCTTGGAGGGCGATCCCCGTACCTAAAACTCGGTACGGGGAATAAAATTCTCGCGCTTGTCATGATGAACGGCTACAGTCGGGCATTCTTCGAAACCGGGGTCCCTTCCATGAAAAGCATCCTTCTCGCAGGCGCGTTCGCGCTCGCCTTCGGCACGACCGCAGCTCAAGCCCGCTTGCAACTCAGCATCGGTTCTGGCGTCTCGACCTTCACCTGCTTCGACGGCGAACTGTCGTGCGACCAGTCGGGCGGCGCCAACAACCTGCTCACGGTCGACACGACCGTCGGCGGGGCGTTCGTCCAGCTCACGCTGACGCAAAGCACGTTCGGCGCGCACAACTCGCTGCAGCTCTCGTCGAGCAACATCGAGGACACGCTCGGCGTGCCGATCACCGTCACGCTGCTCGCCTCCGATACGGGCTTCACCGCGCCGGTCAGCTTCGTCCGCAATTCCGGCTCGCTCACCTTCAACGCCAATGTCGGCGCCCCCGACAGCACACTGAAATTCTGGGCCGATGCGCTCGACACCCAAGGGGCGAACCCGACGAACACGCCAGGCTCTCTGCTTGAGACAGTGAGCGGCCACGCGCTGACCGACCCCGACTCGTTCTCCGGTTCGAAACTGGCGGCGTTCGACGCCTCTGCGCCGTTCTCGATGACCGAGGGCGCGGCGCTGGCGTTGCGCGCCGACGGTTCGATCACCGGCTTCAACCAGAGCATGGAGACCGGCGCCGTGCCGGAACCCTCGACCTGGGCGATGCTGATCCTGGGCGCAGCGGCGATGGCCTGGGCGGGCCTCAGGCGGGGCAAGAGCCCGCGCTTCGCGATCTGACCTCCTGCGCCTTGGCGTAGTTCAAGGCGCTGCGCCGTGTATTGGCCAGCATGGCGACCTTGTTTGTCGCCGTATCGATTACGACGAACGGGTAGCCGAGGAACTTGGGGTCCCTCGGCTCGCCGTTGGCGCGCACGCAATAGCGTTTCACCTTGTGCGCCTCACGCCGCCTTCACGACCTTGAGATCGGGCTTGCGATTGCGCCCCATCTTGTGTGCGGCGCGGAGCGCGGCCTGGGTGCCTTCGAACTCCCGAACGTAGCCCTGGCACCGCTCCATCGTGTCGCCGAGGACAGCCATCAACTCCGACACGTCGCAGCCCTGCTGGAGCAAGTGCGTCGCGACGTAATGCCTCACGCCATGCGCCGTGCATTCGGGGACGCCGATGGCGTCGCAGGCCCTGCGCATCACGTTGCCGAAGTGGCCCGCCGAAATCGGCGAACTGTCATGCTCGGAGCCGATGAACGTCGCCTTGCCCAGGGGCGTTTTGGCGATAGCCTCGGCGAGCAAGGGAGGGATTGCCGCCTTCGCTGGCTTGCCGGTTTTCTGCTGCACGATCTGCATCAGCTCAACGTCGCCATGCCTCTCGATATGCTGCGGCCCCATGCGGACGATGTCGCAGCAGCGTTGGCCGGTCAGCAAGAGTTCGTACATGAGGCGCTCGCGCGTGCCGATGTCGTAGGCCTTCTCGAATGCGTCGCACTCGACCTCGGTCCACTTATGGCGGGCCTTCGATGTGTGCTTTTTCCGTTTGACGGTCGCGCAGGGGTTGGCGTCCTCGGACAAAAGCTCTTTTTCCTCGATGGCCCAGTCGTACATGCCGCGTATGGCGCTGACGACGCGGTTCGCCATCGCCTTCGCGGGCTTCGGGTTCGCCGGGTCCGCGCCGAACTGCGCGACGTGGTCGCGAAGGTCCTTGATGTGCTTCGCCTTGACCGAGGCGTAGGCCACGCCGTCGTTCTTCTCGGCGAACCGCTTGAGGATGTTACGGATGCCCTTCTGCGTGGACGGCTTGAAATTGTCCGCGAAGTCGGTCGAGCCGATATACTCGTTGACCAGCCACCGGACGCTCGACGGGTCCTTGAGCAGCGGCGCGGTCGTGGCGTCGGCAACGCGGAGGCCACGGCTTGCGTCGGTGTACTCATGCCAGAACGCCACCGAGCCGGGCGCGCTTTTCATTTGGTGGTAGACGCCGGGCGCCCGGTAGACCCAGATCGGCGTGCCGTGCCGCGTGACCTCTGCGCGCAGGCCAGGATGGCTGCGTCCGAAGAGCTGTCTACTATGGTCCTGCGTCTGCTTGCGTGAAATCGGTTCCATTTTCCCTTACCACTTCAATTTGAAGGCCTCCTCCGGTGGCTTCGCATCCGGTGCGGGAGGTTGGCCCAGTGCCAACTTGTCCAGATATGTATCGTCCATGATGAGTACAATAGCCCCCTCGCCGATCTCGACGCGAACGGCTTTGACGCCCGCCCATTTCGCGGCCTTCAGCGCCCGCTTGTAATCCTCCACCAGGGGGCCTCGGAACCTACTGGGCATTTGCAGCCTCCAGGGCGGCCCGTAGCAGCAGCCGGGCGCGGGTGGGCTCATCCGCCTCGCCGCCGTCGAGATCGGCCCTGGCGAGGCCAGGAAGGGGGATGTCGGGCTCCACAAATCGGATGGTAGCGAGCCGGTTCGCTACAGTACTGAACCGGCTCGCTACAGTACTGAGCCGGTTCGCTACAGGGCGCACCATTTGACGCGCCACGCCGCACCGCTGTTTCCAAGGGTAATGCCAGACGGAATAGCAATGGGCTTCGACCGGCGTCGAGGCCAGGAGCGTCAAGACGAGCGCCTGGGTGAACGGGAGCCTCATGCAGCCTCCTGCATGGCGTGGATGATTGCAGGTCGCGCCCAGAGACGCTGAAATCCGCGCCAGCGCGCGTCAGGCCGCCACTTCTCCTGGCTCGGCGTTTCGGGCCGCCACAGCATGGCCATCGGCATAAATCCGATGGCGCTCATCGAGCGCAACCGCGTCTCGGCCAGAGCGAACGTGTCTTTCGGATAGCCGATCAAAACATAGACCCGCATGCGGTGCGCCTCTGGCCGAAAGCCAGCGGCGATGAGGCGGCGCGCGGCATGCTCCAGAGTTTCAAAGGCGTCGCCTGGATCGTAGGCGAAGAACATGGTCGGGCGCGGCTTCAGCGAGGCCAAGAGATCGACGTGGAAATCCTCAAGCGCCAGGGCCTCCAGGCCGCCCGTAAACTCGACGCGGCGGGTTTGCCGCCTGAGCATCGCGAACACCGCCTCGACATGCTCGCGCGGGCAGGCCAGCAGATTGTCGTCGAGGATGTTCCAGCCATCAACGACCGGCAGCAATCGCGGGACCGGATCGCGCTTCCAGACTGAGCAGAACCAGCATTTGCGCGGACAGCCGCGCGAGGTGAAAATGTAGCCGTCCTTGACGTAGCGACCGGGGACGAACTCTTGGCCGGGATCGCCATAGGCGACGCCGCCGATCTTTGTCGGGGCCACGAAGCGCCACTGCTCGGCGAGCTGCTCGGCCTGCCGCTTGTCGTAGGTGAAGGCGACCGAGACATGAACTTCTTCGGCTTCAGCGAACAAGTCAGGCGGCCCGAAATAAGCCAGAGGATCGAGGGGGCTCGCCTTGGTCCGCCGGGGAAAGACGCGAATGAGCCGCATCAGTCTGGCTCCTGCTTGACGCCGAACCGGCGGGCGACCTCGGTTGGTCCCTTGCCGACGACGCGGTGCCTCCTCCCCATGCGCTTCGACTTGGCGATCTCGAACACGTCGCGCTTGGTCTTTTTGTCGTGACACTTGAGGCACAACAATTTTCCGTCCTCGGCGGTGAGCGGCGCGCGGTTGTCATTGGCGGGCAGGATGCCCTCGGCCACGACGTGATCGATCTCGAAATCAGCGCGCGACAGGCACTCGGCCCCGCACTGCTCGCACCATGTCCGCCCCTGCATGTCGGTCGAGCGCAAGACGATGGCCATCGCCGCCGCCTTGGTGAACGGGAGGCGGGTCATGCCGTCTGCTCTTTGAGGGTTTTGATCGCCTCTCTAAGTTCCTTCAGGGAAACTCTGCCGAAGTTCGTAAGGCGAAGAAGCTCCTTGTCATCGGCTGCGTCTACATCGCCAGCCGTGAGGAAGCGGTTCGTCCGCACCCAGGCGTTGGCGTCGCTGTCCCATGTGCTGTTATTCACGATGTTCTTTGCGCGGGCGCTAACGGGGAGGTCGTTGATCCGCGTGTCGTCGGCCCACGGCTTGGGCGCACGCGGAGCGGCTGCCGCATCGCAAAGCAAGAGAAACGCCCCGCAACGAGGACAGTTCACCGGCTTCATGCCGCGCCCCTGAGCCGCTCAGGCGTGACGCCGAGTAGGTTCGAGATCCAGCCCAGGATGTCGTCCTTCGATTTCTGGAACTCGGCCTTGTCCATCCGGTCAGCGCCATGCATGCGCTGGCTGCGCGCCCACCGCACGATGACCGTCGGGCCGCGCGTGACGACATGAGCGAACTCATCCCGCCCCTTGGCGTAGGCGGCGACCCGCAGCGCCGCAGCCGCGTTCCCTGCCTCGATGACCATTTCGCGATACCAGCCGGTGGCGATCAGCGCCGCCTTGCGTAGATGCTCGCTCGTCGGGAACGTCTCGACGAGCGCCTCAGGCAGATTGTCCCAGGCATTGGCGACGAAGGCGAACTCATGCCGGTGGCTGATCCAGCTCCTGTCAGAGACTTCCTCCAACCAGTAGCGGCGGCCCGGCACGAACTCCTTGACCGCCGCCAGGGGCTTCGCCGGGATCATCGCTTGGCCGTTCCAAGTGAAACTTTGCATGGGCATCAGCCGGGGTTAGCGGGTTCGAGCCGGGCTTTGTGGGCGTTTAATCATGCAGCCACCGCGTACCGGCGCGAGAGGCGCTCGACCTTCTGCTCCAGCTCGCGGATGAATTGCGCAATCTCTCGATGCAGCTCGCCGATCAGCGATTGGTCGCGGGCGACGCGCTTGATCCAGAGCTGCATTGCAGCCGGGAAGTCGGGATTGAACGAGACGTAGTCGCACCAGGGGCGGTCGGTGCAGGCCATCTGCCACTGCATCTGCACCATGTGATCGTTGCTGATCGTCTCGTTGAGCAGCGTGTCGAGGTGCTTGGCGGGCAGCGGGCATTTGATCTCGATCAGGCCCGCTATCGAGGTCTCGAAAGGAACCAAGACGTAGCCGTCGGGCGAGGCGTGCGTGCCCTTGATCGTGGGATGCGTGACGAGGCCCACCTCTTCGACCTCGACGCCGCGCACCATCTGGTAGAGCATGCGCGCCTCAGGCTCGCGCGCGGTCCCCTGCAGCATCGCCTGGGTCTTGAAGATCTCGACCGGCGTGTCGGTGAGACGCTCGAGGAGCTTGTCCGCCATCAGGCTCTCGCGATCCGCGCTGTAGCCAGTCTTGGTGCGGCGAACCACGCGCGGCGCGTCGGACGCGCCTACCGAACCGCAGCGCGCTTGACGCCAAGCTTCGCTTCCTTGCGGCGCATCAGGCAAAGTCATTGTAAAGCTCCCGGCGCTTGGCAGCGTAGATTGCAAGCGCCTCTTCAACGGTTGCGAAGCTGCCCAAAGGAATTTGCGTCTTGCGATAGCCAATGCGGGCTTGGAACCTCCCGTGAGACAATCGGATGCCCATCGGGAGATTGCTCGTGCTGGGGCGAGCGCGTTTTTTGTGGTTCCATGCATTTTGCAGGACCGTCGCTTCGCGAAGATTGCCGATAGCGTCGTTCCCTGAATTGCCATCAGCGTGGTCGAGGCAATCAGTCGGCCAGCGACCATGCGCCCAAAGGAAGATCAGCCAACTGCGCTTAATGGCAAATCGGTTGTATTTGATGTGCCAGTACACCTTGCCATGGCGCGTTTTTCTCGGTGAGCCAGCCAGGAGACCCCGCAGGCGTGGATGATTGCTAGGCGGATCGAGCCAGATAATTGTCCCCGCTTCTGGATCGACGCCAAGCCGCGCCTGCATCCAGTCCAGAATGAGACGAGGCTCTAAGGCGCGAGTGGGCGCGCCCGGCGGCCCCTCAACCGTTCCTTGGAGCATTGTCGTTCCCTGGCTTGGTGCGCTTCTGTTCTGCCTTGGCGAGGTTGAGGGCGGCCCTGACCCGCATGAACTGGTCGACGTTCATCTCATCGATGTCGTCGACGCCGATGAGATTGAGCATCGTGGCTACGCTGCGGCCTGTCTGGTCGAAGAGCTGGCGCAGCTCGTTGGCCTGTTCGGCGACGATCCTGGGCGACGTTCCGCCCGCGCCTTTCCCGTCGTCGTCGACGCCAGCCGCGAGGCCGATTGCGGCGCGCAGCGAGTATCGCTGCAGGTAGGTCAGCGCCGACCCGAGCGCCTGCACCATCGACATGCCGGTCGAGCCTGGGTCGACCTTGCCCTCAAGCTTGATGCGCTCGCTGTGGCCGTCGCGGTGGGAGATGATGCAGATGACGCGGACCAGATCGCCGCCCTGCTCGATGCCGAAGCGGTAGGAGAGGCCGTGCGCCGAAAAGACCGGGTCGACGGAGCGCGCGACATCGGCGAAATTTTCGTACTTGTACTTGGTGCGCCCGCCGCCTTCCTTCTTCGACGGGTAGTCGACATCGCGCGTCTTGAGGACCGGCTGCAGCTCGCCCTTGGCTTGGCTCATGGCGTCGTTGAAGGCGCGTTCGGCGGCGCGGTCCTCCTCTTGGCGGCGCGCGGTCAGGAGCCGGTCGAACACTTCGATGTTGAGCTGCGGATTGGTGGCGAGCCGCTCGATCATGGCGAGCAGGCCGCCGCCCCCAGAGGCCGAAGGGGGCGGCTCAGAGGGCGGCGCAGCAGCCAACTGGTAAGGGACCTCGGCCGCTGACTGAGTATCGCTCATCTGGGGCGCTCCTGCAAAGACCTAAGGTTGTCCCCGCGCCATCGAGGCGTCAACGTTTAACAGGGCTTTCTCCACAAGTATTCGCACCGTTTGTTAGACGTTTAACAGTGTGTTAAACGTTTTACATGGTGTTAGACGTTTTACATACCGCGAACAAGCGTATGAAGTTGGCCCAGATGCATAACCAGACTTGGAGCTCAAACGCACGTTACCTTGTGGATAGCGATAATAGTTGCTTGACGAAAGAAAAGGCTGGGCGCAATTCTCTTGCGATGGCCCGACCGCACAAACGCCCGCCTGAACAGCCGCCGCTCGTCGAGCTGATGCGCGTGCGTCGGGCGCTCTATCCCGACACGATGCAGAAGGACTTCGCCGCGAAGCTCGGCATCACCCGCTTGCACATGACCGCGATTGAGATGGGCCGCCGCAGGCCCTCGCTCGATCTGACCTTGCGTTGGCTCGCGCTGCTCGCGCCTGAGGCCCGCCTCGACATGTTCGGCGGCCTGCCGGTGGTCGAGGAGCAGGTCCGCGCGCTGAAACGCCTGCAGGAAGTCTCGCCGGAAATCTTCAAAGCAGCCTGAGGGGTTGAGATGGCGCGGCGTCGTCGAAATATTTTTGCGCCGCGCGAGGGCCTGATCCAGTCGGCGGTCTTGGCGCACTGGCGCGCTCTAGGCGTCCCTGGTTCGCTGGTTGCCGCCGTCCCCAACGCCAACGCGCACGGCCAGCCTGGACTGACCAAAGGCCTATTCGACCTCGTCGTGATGTCGCCCAAGCTCGGCGACCGGACAGGATGGCTCGAACTTAAGACCGAGGAAGGAAAGCTGTCCGCCGCGCAGAACGCCTTGAAGCTCCTGATGATCGCGCGCGGCGTCCCATACGCAGTGACCTACGGCAGAGATCAGCCCATCAAAGTTCTCGCTGAATGGGGGGCCATCCGCCAATGAGGCTGAGCGCATGAGCGACGATTTGCTCGACCTTTTGGAGATCGAGGCGGAACGCCGATTGGAGTTGCACGTCAACTCACCGGGCCGTCGGCCATTGAGTGAGGATTACGAGCTAGTCGGCCTCGTCGGCGAAGCCGAATTTGCAACGACCTATGACCTGCCGCTGAACCTTAGGCGCCTGCCGGGCGGCGACCGTGGCGTTGATTTTGTTGTGCCGCTCGCCTTTAGCGTCGATGTGAAATGTTTCCGCAAAGCGATCAATTTGATCCAAGAGCAAGACAAGGTCGTCGCCGACATTTACGTCCTCTCCGAATATTCAGACATTGACCGCCACGCCCGTCTGCTGGGCTGGGAATACGGGTCGATCCTAGCGCGAGCGCCGGTCAAAGACTTCGGCTACGGCATCATCACCCACTACATCCACCGCGACTATTTGCGCCCGATGGACGACCTCGGAAGCCGCATGATGAGGCTCGTCATTCGGTGACCCAAGACCAGCCAACGCTCAGGCAGCAGATCGAGGCCGTCGAGACGGCTGCGCGGCGCTATCTGGCGATGGCCGAGCAATCAACCGAACGCGGGCGAACGAGCATCGAGGCTGTCTCCACCGCGCTTGAAGCTGCGGCGGAGACGCTCAAAACGTTAGATTTCGCAAGGGAGACGCTGAAATAGAACCTGGGCGGCGCGTATGGCCGAACACCGCCCAGGCACAGGTACTAAGGCGTTTGATCAGAACATCCTCGGCCAGCCTTTAACAGACTTTAACAACACTTTGAAGGCGCAAGTTTTCAGAGAACGGGAAAGGTTTGCGTTCGGTTTCGCCACCCATGCACGGCGGGTCATTTCGAGACGCGCTCATGTACTTGGCGAAGCCCAATAGAAAAGGGTCACGCATATGGCCGGTGTATTCCGGCTCGCCTAGCAGCGGCGTGGCGACGCGGCTGGGGCTACCAAGCCTCTCTGGCACGGACTGCTAGATTTGACAGCCAGATGCCGGTGAACCGCGAGGCCCGGCGCAAAATGCAGGGACCCTGCTTTTTGCAAATCCTCCCACCCTGTCCGTGGCCTTTGGAAAAGGCCGTGGGGGGTAAGGGGGGCTTTGCTTCAGCAGGGAGCAGGAGCGGCCGTTGGCCGCCCCTCCAGAGGCTACTGGTTCAGAATAGGGCACTGGATATGGCCAAGTCGAAACTTAGACAGATGGCTGAGGCTGGCGACCCGTGGGCGATTGCAACCTTGAAGCGATGTGTCTGGGCCGGAATTAAAGGCGCAGCGAAAGACCGAATTTTACGTAACCGCGCGCGGCCGGGGGATGAAGCGAAAGCGGCGATGAGGTTGCCTCCCCAGCCTATGGATTTTGGCGGAAAGCCGACGGCGGGGCTGAAGCCCACAGGGCCTTTTTACGACGGTGATGAGCCGCCGTGGGACGAGGTTCCGTCAGCGAGGGACCCGGCGTTCGCAGAGGCGATGCAAGCCGCGCGCGAAATCCGCGAGTGGACGGACGGACCCAGAGCGGCGCCGTGGCGCATCTACCGGTTGGCTCAGGCGCTGAAGAATGCCTGACGCGCCTGACCCGTCTGACCCGTCAGTGATCGAGGCCCTGCGCCGCGAGGCGTTGGAGGAGGTGGGGCGTGTCGCCTGCCTCGCCGAGGACTATGCACAGAAGCTATTCGACGCCACGGACGAGCGCGATCTCATGGCGATTGCCGTGCGGCTCCAGCAATTGCGCTTCTGCACGATCAACATGATCCAGACCTTCAACCACTTCCTGAGGGAGAAGCCGCATGGTCAAGACGTTCCCGCAGAAGCGCGATCACCGCGAGCCCTTGGTGAAGGTCAGCGATCCAGCGATGGAGTGGCATGATGTCAACCTCAACGACCTGCTCGCCTGCTGTCGGCGCGAACTTGAGTTGCGTCAGCGCGTCTACCCGAAGTGGGTGGCCAAGGGGACGATGTCCGAGGCGAAGGCCGCGAAGGAACTTGAGCTGATGCGCGTGGTCGTCGAGTTCCTCGTCCACTGCGTGTTCAAGGCCGTGACGCGGCGGGCGAAGGGCGCGCTCTAACCGCCGCGAGCGCGCCGCGCCTTCTCGCGCTGATCGGGCGTCATGTTTCCCCGTCGAACGCCCTGCTTGGTCGCCTGCACGGTTCCCTTCTTCAGGTTGCCCGCCTTCTGCATCGCGGAGACGCCGACGGCGTAGGGATTGGCCACGCCCTTGGCCTTGAGCTGGCTGACGACGCGGTCGAGGATCTTGGGCATTACAGGTGCTGCCACCAGTTGGGTTTCTTGACCGCACGGGCGATCTGGTCAGCGGTCATATCTGGGCGGCCGAACTGCTGCCACCAATTGGGCTTGCTGACCGCGCTGCCGAGGGCCGCAGGGTTCATGGTTATGGCGTCCGATGCGAGCGGGCCAGGAACGGGACGCTGCGCCGCCACCGGCTGCGCGGTGGCCGCAGGGACATTGGGGTTCTGGCCGCCGCCGCCGAACAGGCCAGCGAGGTTGAGCGCGGTCCCCTGCGGCCCGCCGCGCATGTTGATGCTGTTCTGCGGGTTGAAGTTGGGCGCGTCGATGCCGACGAAGCGCGGGTTTGAGGTCGCGCCCACGGCCGCTGCGCCGCCGCCCGCCATTGGCCCAGGCACGCGGGTCGCAGGCGCCGCGACGGGCGCTGCGGGACCTGTTCCAGAGGGCGTTGCAGGCGCCCCTGGCGTGAGGACGCCCGCCGGGTTGCGTGTCACGCCAGACTGATCGGGGAGGCCTGCGCCAACTGGCGCGGACGCGCCCGGCTGCGTCCTGAGGACGCCCATGGGGCCGCGCTGGACGCCCGACTGGTCGAGGAGGCCCGCGCCAACCGGCGGGCCTCGTCCGACGCTCGATGCAATGATCGGTCTTGGCGGCGGGTTCGCCGCGTTCAAGTTGACAGGCCCGACGTTGCCCGGCCCCGGTCCATTCGTTGGGGCTGGATTGCCGAAGTTCGTTATCGGCGGTGGCCCTGGCGGGACGGCGAACGGCGACACCGGGCCGGGCGGGCCGTCGCCATGCGGGTTGTCGGCCTCCATTGGCGTAGCGTTGGGCGATGGCATGTTGGCCGGGTTCGAGCCGCCCTGCATCATCATCGCGGCCTGATCGGGACTGATGCCGTACATCTGCGAGAGGTACTGCAGCCAAGCTTGCCCGTCAGGCCCGCCAGCGCCCATCGGAGCTGCTCCAGGCCCTCCGGTAGGCCCAGCCCCTCCACGCGCCCACCATGGCAGACTGTCGGTCAGATCGGTGACCGCCATTTGGGTCTCCTCAGGTCGCGATGGGGTTGGACGGCGGCGCGGCGGTCGAGCCGGTGGCGTTGGTGGCGGTCACGACGCAGGTGATCGCATGGCCGCCGACGTCGGCCGAGACCAATGTATAGTTCGCAGCCGCGCCGAGATTGGTCGTCCCGTCTCGCTTCCATTGGTAGGCGTAGCTCGTCGGCGTCCCCACCCAGTTGCCGGTGGTGCAACTGACCACTGTGCCGACGACCGGCGGCGAGGCGTTGGCCGAAGCATATGGGATATCGATCACGCCGGGCTTGTGGGCCACGCCGACGGCGTCGTCGATGCCGGATATGATCTGGCTGGTGTTGAGGTTGCCGCCCTTGGCCGCGTTGACGAGGAGCAAAATGTCGTTGGTGAAGCGGGTGTTGGCCGGGCCGATGCGCAACGCGGCGGGCGGCGCTTCGATGGTCGCGTCGTGCGTCGTCGGGTCCGTACTCAACGCCGTGGCGATGGCCGCCAGCTCGGTCGCGATGTTGGGGTTGGCGTAGTGGATTTTCGTGCAGATGGCGACCTCGCTGGCGAAGTCGGGCTCGCGCATGGCCATCGGCGTCACTCCCGCTTGGTTGGGGGCGTGACGCCTGGGACTTGCTTGTTCTGCCGCTCTTCGGGCGGACGCTGGTCGACGGCCTCGTTGTAGGCCTTCTGGCCATGCGCCTCGACCCAGGCCGCGCGTGCGCGCTGCTCATCGGCGGATGTCATGCCGTCGGCGTAATAGCCGACTGGCGGCTTCTGCTCGCGCGCATCAAGCGATGGATCGGGCGTCCACTCCTCGCGCGGCTTCGCCTCGCCCGTCTTCGGGTCATGCCAGTGCGGCGGGCCTGCGTGCGCCTCGAACTTCGCCGATTGTGGATCGCGCACGTCCTTGGGTCTGGCGCCGAGCGTCAATCCAGGCTCAGGCGGGGCCACGCCTGCGACCGGCGTCTTCGTGTCGGTTGGCGGCGGCTCAGGCTTTGGGGGCGGCGCTGGCTTCGGGGGCTGCGTCGGGTGCGGCGGGTGCGGCGGTTGCGTCGGCATGGGTCAGCTCCTCATGGGTCTGGGGCTGACTGTTTCCTTTAGCACGTCCACCAGGGGTCGACCACTCGTCGAGATGCTCGCGAAGCTTGTGCGCATCGGGCTGCTGGCGCGCGTTGAGCGCGATCTCGACCTTGAGCAGCTCGTCGGCCAGGGCCTGCCACCGCTCGCCCTTCTTGTGTTCGGCCGTTCGCCGCATCGTCGCCACCAGCGCCTCCGGTTCGTCCATTTCGATCAGCGTCTCCATTGTCTTGTCTTTCAGCTCCATCATTCGTCTCCTGCTCACTGCGTGCGCGCCTTGATCTGCGGCTCGACGCTCATCTTGTAGTTGATATCGATCAGCGCCTCGACTGCGACGAGGTGCATCTTTAGCATCTGCTTGCGCACCTTCCTCGTCTCCTTCGGGTCGCCGAGCATGACGTGGCCAGCGAGCCACGAAGCCAGGAGATCGGCGAGGACCGCGCTCTGCACATGCTCGCTCTTGCCTGCGAGCAGCGGGCGGATCGCCGCCACCAGCTCCATGGCCTCGGTGGCTTCGTCGTGCGCGCTCATCTCATCCGAGCCGTTCGGCGAGCGCCCATGCTGGGAGCGTGATTGGTGTTCTGAGCGTGTCTGCGAGGCGTTTCATGGCGTGGGTTCTACATGGACGACGAGCTTGAGACGCTGCGCGATCTGACCGGCGGCGAACTCATCCTTGTGATGATCCCAGAAGCCCTTGCAGCAGGCCTTGCCCGTGCGCTTCTGGTGGTGGCAGACGCGGTAGCCGCTGAAGCCGATGTACTTGTCGCGCACATCGTTTTCGAGCTTCGCGAGATCGAGCGCGCTGTCCTTGCGATAGATGCAAGTGGCGCAGCGGCGACGCATCACCTCGAACCCGCCGCTCATTGCCGATGCTCCCGCTCCGCTTCGAGAACGTTGAGCCGCGCCTGCATGGCGTCCTGCGCCTTGACGATGGCGTGCAGCGCGGCGACCGCGCTGCCCAGCTCAAGCTTGAGCAGATGGACGAGGTAGCACAGCACGGCCATCACGCCGAGCAGCGCGACGGTCTGGGTCATATCGATGATGTCGTCGATGCTCATTCGGACAGGCTTAAATAAAGGTTGGCCCAGGCGCAATGCTTCACCTCGATGCACGTTTGCGCTATCGTGCAAAACTATGCCGAAGCGCCGCTCAGATGCAGACACACGCCGCTTCTTCGACAAGTTCGAGAGCGTCAAGGTCAGCCGCTTTCGCGCCATGGGCGTGATCGATCCGGCCAAACGTCAGGCGCTGATCCCATTTCCCAACGGCAAGACCAAGCTCATCGGCACAGGTCACGTCCGCTTCCCAAATGGCGGCGGCTACAGCTATTTCATCTGTCCCAAATGCGCCAAGCTGGCGCGCACCCTGTACCTGATCGACGATGCGCCGCTGTGCGTTAAATGTTGCAACGCGCTCAACATCAAGCACACAACCCAGTACGGCTTCGGCAGGGATGAACGCAGGCGAGCCAGGGACAAGCTCCTCGACGCGCTGATCGCCAAGCTTGAAACGAAGGAGCCGCTCAAGCTCAAACCAACGCCCAGCTCATGGCGGGGCAAAGCGCAGCGGGTCTACAATAGCCAAAGCCTGACAGAGAGCATGCGCAGACGCATGATCAACCTCAGACTGCATCAGCTCGCCTACCAGCAGACAACCGAACGCGCCAAAGATGGCGATAAGCTCACGACCTATCAGCCTATGGGTGAAACCAGGAAGCTCATCGATCTCGCACCGATCTGGCGAGCCAACACCACTGAAACCCTGCAGCAAGCCCTCGATAATGCCCAAGTCACAATACTCCAAGCATTAGAAAGCGATGATCCTCAACGACGTATGTGCGCCGTAAGGCTGCTCATGAGAACCAAACAAGCTAGAGATCGGGGCCTGTAAATCGATATCAGAACAGAGCACACCTGAAACGCGCCGATTACAAAAACATCAATGATTTCAAAGACTTAGCACGATATCTTCATGTAGCAAATCATTGATAATCTTGTCGTTTTCAGAGCCCGTCGAAGTTATCTGCGGTTCTTAAAGCGCCAAGAACCTGCGGCAATCCCGAAGTTTTGGGGTAATCCGGCTTGACGCAGGCCTAGGCGGCGTGCCAAGGTCGAGGTCATGCGACCAGCGTCCACAACCCAGTGCAACCGAGCCACAACCGCATTATCCACCTGAGCCATGCGTCCATCGCATCACACGGCTAAATCCCGCACCGTGCGGGAATGCAACCTAACAACATCAATGGGTTAGCAGCCACATCGTATTCCAACGTGGAACTCGATGTGATATCAAGAGCTTACAAGCGTCGATCATAGACCGTTGATGTGATCAACGTTAGCACAACCGGGTGAGGGGACCCTACCTCAACTTTCTGGGAAACGGAAAAGACCCCCCCCTATGGTACCGCTTGGGGGGAGGCCCCCGAAGGGGGGGACCCATCCCATCATTCCCCCCGTTTCCAGACTACAGGCCCCGTTTGTACTGCGTTTGTTAAACCTAAACCGTGAGACTGGAGTGTGAGACAAGTGGGTTGTGAGACTGGTGAGACGAAACTCTGAGACTGTGGTGAGACTGATGGTTGAGTACGCGAAGGTTCGGCTGTGGGCAGACCGGGTGCGGATGGTTCGGCGGTATCTTGAGCATCCTGGGACATGGCCTGACGGGATCGATACCGCGTATGAGCGGTGGTATTTGGGTCATGAGGATTATTGGCGGGAGAAGGTTGGGCGTTTGGTTGACGGCGGGTGGGAGGGCGGGCTCAACGACGAAGCGGCGCATGCGGTTTGGGCTGATGGCGCGAAGGGTGAGGTTGTGGGGCGTCCCAAGGTGGTTGAGGGTGAGCCTTGGGTTGAGGCAGGGGTAAGCAGGGCGACTTGGTATCGGCGGAGGGCTGAGGAGGAGGCGAGCGCCAAGTCTACTTAGGTTTTTTGGCTTCCAGGCCTTCTTTGACGAGCTGGCGGATTGCTTCGGCGCGGGATGGGATACGGTTGGCCCATCGGTAGTCGTCGATTTGGTCGATGAGTTCTTGTGGCATTGGGACGACGATGAGGCGCGGGTCTGGCGGCTTGGGCTTGGCTGGCATGGGCGAAATCTGCCTTGGGGCCAACATACTGTAAATATGACGGAAATGTCGGGCATGCTGGCGTCATATTCCGCATAAGTGTGATTTGTAGGTATTTCTACCCATTGTGCGGCGCTGGGAAACGGGCGGTGGATGTTGACAGGGGGCCAACGCATGCGGGAGTTTTTCCCGATGACCCCAGAACGTCTCAACTGTTTGATAGATGAGTGTTTTCGTCGGCGGCGGATGGCTGGCTTGCCGTACAGCTACGCCAATGTGGCGGGTTTTTTGGGCGTGACGCCGATCACTTTGCGGCGTTGGCTGCAGGGGAAGGCGCCGATCCCGCGCGCGGTCGAGATTGTGATGGAGATATTCCACGACTGGCCAGAGGTCCGCGCTGCCTGGGGACGTTGAATATCAGGGGCTTAGGTAGCTCAAAGCAACGTTATGTTGCTTTAATCTGTTAGACGTTAAACGAATACTTGCCCCCCTGAAAGGGTTCTTGTTAGACGTTTAACCGCTTTCAGGGAGTGTGGGACGATGGATGCGGCGCGGCTGAATTTTGTGATCGAGCAATGTTTTCGCGGGCGGCGGCGCGAGGATCGCACGCTGTTCTACCGCGAGATCGCCCGGTTTTTAGGGGTCGAGCCGATCACCTTGCGGCGCTGGCTCAGAGGTGAGCGGCCTGTGCCGCGCATGGCAGAGATCATTTTCGAGATACTCCACCACTGGCCGGAAATTAGAGCGGAAGCTGTGGATAACGCCATCGAGGAGCGGGATCGGGAGATCAAGGGCTTAGTCGACGAAAAGCAACATTGAGGTAACGGGCGCGGGTGAAAATACCCATTGCCAAGTCATGTTGGCCCCGCGCCTCCCCATTTTTGTGAGTTGCCCGACCGGGTTGTTAGACGTTTGACTGTAAAACGTTGCTACGCATGATCTGTTAAACGTCTAACGGAGTAAACGTCTAACGCGAATTACTTCCACGAGAGTAATTTGCGGAATATGACGGCTGTATGACGGGGGAACGTCAAAAATGACACGCGAGAAGGACGGCCAGGACCATGCCCAGGCCGCCAACGACAACCAGCCATTCGACGAGAAGAAATGGCGAAAGGACTACATGCGCGAGTACATGCGCAAGAAGCGCGAGCGGCTGCGGCTGGCCAAGCTCAAGTCCCAGGCCGAGGCCAAGATCGCCGCATCGTGAATTTCACCGGCTTGTAAGGGGAGCCAACATGATCGCCAACGACAACTCTGACGACGACAGGGCCAACATCTTCGACGTTCACGACGCCATCGATGCGCTCAAGGCCGCCCAGGACGCCCTCAGGGCGGCCATGGTTGGCCATGGGCAGGCCGAGCGCGAGATGTTCCTCTTCCACGTCGGCCTCGCCATCGGCAGGCTCAGGCGCGTGCAGGACCGCATCCACGGGGAGAAGTTCGATGCGCCTTAAGCTCAAGAGCCTCGACAGCCTGTCGGTCAACTGGGAAGGCCCCGACGAGCCGCCGGGAGATCGCTGCTCGTTTTGCGAGGCCCCGCTCAAGGAGGACGATGTCCCCTTGGTCATGTGGTCGAGCGAGGGCTGGACCGCCCGCTTCTGCGACCGCTGCGCCGAGAAGCACATCGAGGTGGAGCGGTCATGAGCGGCTGGAGCCAATTGACCCCTGAGCAGCAGGCTGCGGCCAAGGCTGCGGCGCGCGCAATCGAGGACGAGGGCCTGCAGTTCCTGCTGCTCCTGTTCGGCGAGGACAAGCGCGGCGCGATCATCGGCAACATCGAGCCGAGAGAAGCGGTAAGATTGATCGAGGCCGCCCACGCCGCCGCCAAGGCCATGATCGCGGGCGTGGACGTGGTCGAGGAGATCGACAAGGGGACGCTGCAATGAACAGGAGGAGAGCATGACACTGACCGCACTCGTCGGCGCCCTGGTGGCGCTGGTCGCCCGCGCGCCGAAGCTCGAGCGGCCGAAGCATGAATTGGAGATCGAGCGGCTCAAGCGCCGCGTCGAGACGCTCGAATACGAGGTCGAGAGCCTGGAGCGCGAAATCGCCGCCGAGCGCCATCTCTCGACCCACTGGATCGGCGAGGCCGGGCGCATCGCCCGGCAGGCGCGCGAAGAGCGCGAACAGCGCGAGGCGTTCGAGGCCCGCAATCTGCGCCTGTCGCAGCAGGCGCTGGCGCTCTACCAGCAGCAGTCGCAGCAGGCGCAGGCGGCGCAGCAGCAGGCGCAGGGGCAGCAGTTCATCGCGCAGTGCAACAACGCGCAGAACCAGCAGCAGAGCGCCTACCAAGGCTTCTGCAATTGCGTCCCGTCGCGCGGCCAGATGTTCGACGTCATGGTCGAGCAGCTCAACGACCTCACTCCGATGAGCAGGCGGCGATGAAGGAGAGCCGCACCTTAAGGAACGTCCGCGTCGTGGACCGCAACACGGGTCGGAACGTCGAGATCGACCTCGACGTGGAGATCGACATCTACTGGATAGCCCATCAGTTGGCGGTCAAGGCCTACAACAACAAGTCGCGCAAGGCCCGCGCCCTGCACGGCCTCGTCGAGGTCCGCATGCGCGGCACCAAGGCCACGCCGGTCAGGGAGACGGCCGCGTGAGGAGCCTCGATGAGATGATCGATGGCGGCCTCGCGCACGCCAAGCACGTGCTGATCGGCAGCGCGACCGAGCAGATCCTGCCGTTCGCCCACATCCAGTTCAAGAACCGGCCCGACAGCATCATGCCGATGCCGTGGCATGACGAGCGCGAAAAAGCGGCGATGATCGGGGCGCTGCGCCTCGCCTTCAAGTTCTATCGCCCAAGCGTCGCCAACTACATGATCATCAGCGAGGCGTGGTTGGCCAAGTACGACCATCTGCCGCGCGACGGCATGGTCATGCCGGTCGACCGCGAGGACAAAAAGGAATGCGTCATCGTCACCGCAGGCGACCACGACGGGGCGCGCATGAAGGTGTGGGAGATCATCCGCGACGGTGAGGGCAAGGTGACCGATCTCGTCGAGGCGAAGAACGCGCTAGATCAGCTCGCGGGCCGCATGTTCAACCTGATGAACGACGAGGACGCATGAGGACCGGCCTTTACGAGAACTCGATCCAGTTCCGCTACTTCAACGAGGACTTGCTCGACACATTGATCGAGGGCGACATCGAGGTTGGTTTTGTCTGCGGCTCCTGCCAGCGGCGCAATTGCGTCGAGATGCAGAAATGGGCCGACGGCGAGGTCGAAGCCCTCAAGTGCAAGTGGTTGATGATCGTCGACGGCAAGCATTGGCGGCCGGTTTGCGACGAATGCTTGGCCTCGTTTGGAACCCCGCCCTCGACGGCGGCGAAACTGTTCCGGCTATGAGCGCCAAAGTTAAAAACCTCGTCGCCAAGCTCGCCGAGGTCTGTTGGGACGGCGGCTCGCTCGACGGCGGCGAGTTGCAGGAGCTGCTGGTCGAGGCCGACGTGCTAACCGGCGTCGTCGTCAACGAGCCGTGCGGCGAAAGGTGCCGCTGCGCCGAGTATGACGTTGCGCCGCCATGGGTCTGCTACCGGCTCACCGAGGCGTTCAAATGAGCGACTTCGACCCCGACGCGCTTCGGCCCCTGATCATCGCCAGGAACGGCGACATTCGCGCCATCGCCAAGGAGATCGACGCCGACAGCGAGGAATTGCGCCACTTCGTCATGAACACGCCGACCTTAAGACGCGCCCTCGACGAGGTGATCGCGCGCGGCGTCGACCAGTCACTCAGCGTCATGTTCAAGGGCCTCGACGACGAGGAACATTTCTCTAACCAGCTCGCCAGCGCCAAGGAGTTCTTGAAAACCCGCGCCGCGCAACGGCGGGGCTTCCATCACGCCGCCGATCTGGAGCTGAAAATGCCCAGGCAAGGCGGCGCGCTCACGCTCACGTGGCTCCCGCCCGAGGACAATCGGCGCGAGCCGCCGATGATCGAAGGAACGGTCGAGGAGGAATGAAAGACCTCACCCAGCTCGACGACTATCGGCAGCGCGATCGGCGCGTCCTCGAAATGTACGGCTCGTTTGGCGACGGCGGCAACGGCGTGTTCAGCCTGCCCTGTCCGCGAACCGGCGTCTTTCTCCAGTGCGTCGCCTCGAACGGCGGGGGCTGGGACCATGTCTCGGTCAGCCTGCCCAACCGCTGCCCGAACTGGATCGAGATGGAGCATGTGAAGCGGGCGTTCTTCGCCGACGACGAGACGGCCATGCAGCTCCACGTGCCGCCCTCGGATCACGTCAATCATCACCCCTATTGCCTGCACCTGTGGAGGCCCAACGACGGCCGGGAGATCCCGCGCCCGCCCGCGATCTTCGTAGGCCCGTCAGCCGTCGCGTGATGTTGGCCCCGCGCCATGCGATGACGCCTGTCACAACCGCGTGATAAGCCGAAAAGGCCCATACCTTCGGAGGACCTCCCCCATGACTGACATCGTTATCGTAGGCAAACTTTACAACGCCGATCTCTCCATCGGCGGCGGCCCGGTCTACCCGCCGCCCGGCCGCCCCGCCCATCCCATCGCCCCAGGCTCGCCCCCCGGCATTTGGGGCGGTCCTCCGCTCTACCCAGACCAAGGCCTGCCAGGCGCCCCTCCAGGCTACTGGGGCGGCAGCAACCCGCATCCCGATCAGGGCCTCCCAGGCGTGCCTCCAGGCTTCTGGGGAGGCGTAGCGCCGCCCTATCCCGATCAGGGCCTGCCCGCAGGCCAGGGAGGCGGCACGGCGGTCCCTGAGGACGTGTACACGCCAGCGCCAATCCCCGAAGAGATCGCTAGCCAGTATGTCGTCAGCGTCTACAACCCCAAGACCATGACGTGGACGACCAAGAGCTATCCGCCGCGCTAAATTTGTCCTTCGCTGAAGCAGCCAACGACAATGTGGCCAGCGACGCCGACGCGCCGCTGGTCATCCCGTACAGGCCCCGAAAACACTTCCTCAAGCTGCACGCCTCCGAGAAGCGGTGGATCTTCGCCTGCTGCCACCGACGCGCAGGCAAGACCGTCGCCATCGCAAATCATTTGATCAGGGCGGCTTACCTGAATGGCAGGACGTGGCCGCCGCCGCGCTACGGCTACGTCGGCCCGTCGTTCGAGCAGGCCAAAGACTTGGTCTGGTCGTACCTGAAGCAATACACCTCGATCATCGACGGCGTGCGCTACCTTGAAGGCGAATTGGCCGTGGTGTTGCCGCACAACGGCGCGATCATCAAGCTCTACGGCGGCATGTCGGCCTACGAGCGCATGCGCGGCATGTACTTCGACGGCATCGCGCTCGACGAATATCCGCTCTTGCAAAAGACCGTGTTCTCGACCGTCGTGCGCCCCTGCTTGGCCGACTATCGCGGCTGGGCGATTGTGAGCGGCACCTCGAACGGCGACGATCACTTCAACACGCTCAGGCTCAAGGCGCTGGCCGACGAGGAGCGGTGGGACGTGTTCATCATCCCCTTGTCGGAAACCGGCGAGAAGGCCCTCTCCTACGCCGAGGCGCGCGAACTCACCCAGGACATGAGCGCCGACGAATACGCGCGCGAGATGGAGTGCAGCTTCGATGCGCCCGTCGAAGGCGCGTACTTCGCCGAAAGCCTCAACGCGCTCGTCACGCAGGGCCGCGTCTGCAGCGTTCCAGTCGATCTCGCAGCGCCGGTCATCACTTCATGGGACCTCGGCGTGCATGACTATTGCTCGATCTGGCTGTGGCAGAACGTCGGCCGCGAGGTCCACTTCGTCGACTACGTCATGGCGCAGGGCAAAGGCCTCGACCACTGGGCCGACGTTCTGCGCAAGAAGGCGACCGTCGGCGGCTTCAACTACCAGTGCCACCTCTTGCCGCACGACATCGAGGCGCGCGAGATCTCATCCGCCAAGTCGAGGCGCGCGACGCTCGGCGAGCTGATCCCGAAGGACGAGCCGATCATCACCGTGCCGCGCATCCGCTCGAAAGAGGACGGCATCCACGCCTCGCGCGCCATGCTCGGCTCGGCCTACTTCGACGTCGTCAATTGCAAGACCGGGTTGGCGATGCTGCGCGGCTACCACAAGAGCGCGATGGGCCAGCCGGTCCACGGCCCAGGCCCGCACTCACATGGGGCCGACGCCTTCCAGACCGCCGCCGTCGGTTTTCATTTGGTCACCGGCCTCTCCGCCTCGATGCTCAGGCGCGGCGCCATGCGGCGCAAGATCAGGGGCATCGTGTGATCCGCTGGCTCGTCGGGCTTTGGTACGCGCATTTGCGCCGCATCGACCTCGCGGTTTTCTGGCCAACGTGCAAGGAGCAGGCGCAGGACCTCGATCACGCCAAGGCCGCGTTCGCCGTGCATGCCTTCCGCGACGCGCCTTGGCTCTGGCTTGGTGAGGATGAAATCGTTCGCCTCATCGACGGCCTAACCTGAAGCGAGCCACCACTTCGGCTTGAGCCAGTAGCCGTTGGCGTAGCGTCCATCCTTCAACGCCCTGATCATCGGCGGCATTTGAGGACCGATGAAATCAGGGTAAGGTCGCCCCGGTTCGGGACGCTCTGAGGGACCAGCTTTCCGCTGGTTTGACTTCCTCGGAGTGAGTTGGCCCATGGCCATCGAACGCCTCTTCACCTTCAAAGACGACTCGACGCCGAACTCCTACGATCCCGGCGATCCCGCAACCTACCATCAATTCATCCACGCGATGATTACCGACAGCCGCGACTATGAGAATAGCGTGCTGGCGCCCAAGCGCGACGAGGCGCAGAAATACTACTACGGCATGCTGCCGAGCCTGAGCGGCAGTCCCAGCGGCTACAGCGACACGCTGATCGTCGAAGACCCCAACGCCACCTATGAGGAGATCCTCGGCCCCTCCGAAGGCCCGTCGAAGTCTTCGTTCGTCTCGACCGACGTGCGCGACGCCATCCTGATGATGTTGCCCTCGTTGGTGCGCATCTTCGCCGCATCCGAGAACGTCATCAGCCTCGTCCCGCGCACGCCGCAAGACGAGGACATGGCCGAGCAGGCGACCGCTTACGTCAATTATGTTTTCTGGCAGGATAACGCGGGTTTCCTCACGCTCTACGGCGCGTTCAAGGACTGCCTCACCGTCAAGACCGGCTACATCAAATGGTGGACCGACAACACCAAGGAGGTGAAGCGCAAGCAGTTCGTCAACATCACTATGGAGCAGCTCCAGATGTTGATGTCAGAGGACCCCACCGCGCAGGTCCTGCCGGGCTCGCTGAAGCAGAACGAGACGGGCGGCCTCGATGTCACCATCGAAGCCACGATGAACAAACCGATCACCCGCGTCGAGGGCGTGCCGCCGGAAGAGATGAGATTGGATCGCTATGCGAGGACGTTCGCCAAGTCCCGCATCGTCGGCCATGAGCGCATCGTCTCAATCGACGAATTGACCGCGATGGGCTACCCGCGCGATCTCGCCGCGAATTATCTGCAAACGCAGGACGTCCATGCCTTTACCATGGAGAGCATGATTAGGAACCCCGGCCGGGGCATGTCGTCGCGCGTCGGCGATGGCGTCCTCTATGGGGAGTGGTACGTGCGCGTCGACACCGACGGCGATGGCGTGGCCGAGCTGCGCTATGTCTGCACGATGGGCGAGGATCACGCGCTGGTCAAAGACGAGCCCGCCAACAGAATAAAATTCGCCTTGTTCAGTTGCGACCCCATCGCCCATACGCTCGTCGGCGACTCAATCGCGGACTTGAGCATCGATATCCAGCGCATTAAGACAAATATGACCAGGGGCGTCCTCGACAGCCTCGCCGAGAGCATCAACCCCAAGACCGTGGTCAACGAGCTGGTCACCAATCTCGACGACGCCTTGAACGACGACCTCGGCGCGGTCATCAGAACGCGCGGCGATCCAGGCAACGCCGTGCAATTCGCCACCACGCCGTTCGTCGGCCAAGCGGCCCTGCCGGTCCTCGAATATCTCGACGCCGTGCAGCAACGCCGCACCGGCCTCTCCGACGCCGCGCGCGGGCTCGATCCCAAGCAATTGCAGTCGTCGACCCAGATCGGCGTCGAGGCGATCATCAACGGACAGCAGGAGCGCACCGAACTGGTGGCGCGCGTGCTTGCCGAGACAGGCTACCGCGATCTGTTCCATGGCCTGTTCAACGAGATCGTCGAGAACGAGAACCAGCAACGCACGCTGCGCATCAACGGCAAGTGGACGAACTACGACACATCGATGTTCGACGCCGACATGTCGGTCGAGGTCAACCCGACGCTGGGCAAGGGCTCGGACACGGTGAGAATGATGACCTTGCAGCAAATCAAAAACGACCAGGCGATGGTGTTCCAACAATTCGGGCCGCAGAACCCGGTCGTCGGCATCCCTGAGATGCTCAACACGATCAGCGATATGCTGGAGATCGCCAACATCAAAAATGTGTCGAGGTACTTCAAGACGCCGCCGCCGCAAGTCATCCAGCAGATGCAGAGCGCGCCGAAGGAGCCCGACGCGATGACCATCGCCGCCAAGGCCAATTACGAGCGCGTGAAGTCGCAGACCGCGAAAGACATCGGGACCCAGCAATTCAACGCCGAGAAGCAGGCCCAGGACGAACAGTTCCGCCGGGACAAGCTCGCCCAGCAGCAGGCCTACGAGGCCGAGAAGATCAGGGTTCAGGAAACCCAGCTCGCCCTCGACCATGAGGTCGACATAGCCAACGTCGTGGTCGACATGGCCAAGGCGACCGTGCCGTCGACGCCAACCAACGACAGCGGGGGCGTATGATGGACAGCGTCTTTGACAACCTGCCGCCCCAGCCGACGTTCCCGGCCAACCCATCTGATCCGCGCTATTCAATGCTGGCCCGCATCGGCTCGGCGCTCGGCATCGAGGGGAAGCGCATCGGCCAGGGCCTGTGGAACGCCGCGACCCTGCCCGGCGACATCGCCACCGGCAAGACGACGATGGCCGAGCCTCAAGCGCAGAACCGCGTCATGGACCTCGCCTCGGCGGCGACGTTCGGCCCCCGCGCCAGCGCCCCTGAAGGCGCGCTCACTACCGGCTGGGCGCCGGGGGCGTGGAAGAAGCTTTCCGAGTTGAAGCAGGATCATCCTCGGCACGCCGATTTCATCGATGGGCTGGCTGACCTGACGCCCGATCAAGCGAGAACTATGCCGCCGTTTAGTTCGGACCTGCACAACTCGCTTCTGGATGATGTCCTCAACGCTCACAACGACGATCTGAGCCTGGTGAACCGGGCGCAGGGAGGCAGTCCGTATGCTCAAATCCCGCTGCGCGAAATGCGCGGCCAGCCCCCTGCGGTTCAGCCGCCGCCGTTCGTATGGGGGCGGGAGGCGTCGACCACGCCCACGTTTCAACTGCAGCAACCCAACATGCCGCCCTTCCCGGCCAACGACCCACGCGCCGTTGCGTCGCCGACTACGCCCCGCCCATGGCCGCCGTCGCGCGGCATGACGCTGGGGCCGGGCGAACTGGGGGCATGAAGGCGGCGGCTTGCCCGATGCGTAAAACCGAAGTATTCATCTAAGCAACCAGTGAAGTTGTCACCGGGACAACTTGGTTGCCGATGATCAGATGTCGGCGCTGGGTCAAAACAGCAGGATAGAGAACCTAAGCGAGCGGCGGGAACTCTCGGCCGCCGCCAAGGCTCTGCTCGCCGATCAGGCCTTCGGCCACGTCTACCGTCAGCTTCGCCAGCAGTGGTTCAACGAGCTTCTGGACATTCCGCACGCTGGCGTGAGGCAGGACGAGCTGGCCGCCCGCCTGCGCGCCCTCGATGTCATCCCGGTGGCGCTCGGCAACCTCCTCGACAACTACCGCGTCGACGCCCAGCGGAGCGCCCGCAATGGGTGAGGGCCTGGACGAGGCGCGCGAGGCGTTCGCGCAGGAGATCCCGCAGGCCACGCGGCAGCGCGACCAGGGAGGCCGCTTCGTCTCCACCAACAAGCCTGAGCCGATCTTCCAGCCCCGCGACATCGAGGGCGACGACCGGGGCGACACGTCCGACGGCGGCGCAGATCCGCGCCTGCTCGAACAGGAGAGGAGAATTGCAGATGGCCGGTCTGAAGAAGGGGACAC